CAAATGGCGTGTAGCGAGTACCCTTTCTTTTAATATGCGTAATAACTACAACCAAGAATACATTGAAGTTCCGCTTACCGAGACAGAGGTTATGGTTTGTAACTACATTGGTAAGTTACGAAACCATGTAACAAGTCAACACGCAAGTGACAGAAAGCAAGATCAAACCCTTGATGGAGTGCAAATATCCATAAACGGGGTGATTACAGAGTATGCAGTTGCAAAGTTTCTTAAGTTGCCATTTGATCTAAATTGCGATTTTAGAAAGTTTGGGGCTGATCTTGTGACAAGAAAAGGCAAGACGATAGACGTTAAATGCACTAGCAAAATAGGAGGCAACCTTAACGCTGTTGTTTGGTCTGGAAAGAAACCAGTTGATGCTTTTGTTTTGACGGAGATTCATAACACTTGTGTCAGGATTGTTGGATGGATAAGTAGCAAAGATTTCCTTATTGATGACAATTTGTTTGATGTTGGAAATGGCGAATACTATTCTGTAAAACAGTCTGAACTAATACCATTTGAAGGGAGATACCATGAGTGAAGTATTGATTTTTGTGGCAGGAATGATTGCTCCTGCTTTTCTAGGGGCTATGTTTACCTTGTTCAAGTGCTTAGAAGAGGTGATAAGGAATAGGATCAAATGATCTTAAATCAAGGGAAAGTGGCTGGCGGTTTGGTTGAAGACTTGTTTGAGGTTATTCACAAGTATGACGAATCGCTTTATATGGCAACTGTAATTGGCTGTTTAGAGTTGGTAAAACAGCAGTTAATTACCGAGTCTATGGAAGATGATGATGATTAGAGAAGAAATCATTGAACTAGCAGGCCATAGGCAAGTGCCACCTTGGGTTATGAAGTTGGTGGCTGATTGTCTGCAAAAAGAACGTGAGGCGTGTGCAAAGTTAGCCGATGTTTGGGTTCGTGCTTACGATCACCCATCTGAAGTTATTGCTAGGTCTATCCGCGCAAGGGGACAACAAGTCAACCATCCTGACTTATCGGATAGTTGCACAAACAGTAACCTTCCGCTGAGTTGTAAAACGCATCCAGATGCACCGCATGGTTTTGTAAGAAACGCAAGTCATAACTTTGGGCGTGATGTATGCGAATGTGAATTTTGGGAGCCTACCGAGGATTCCTCGGTAACTGAAGAGGTAGACATAAGAAGTCGCCTTTATCAACGCATACACGAACTAGAAACAGAATTTAAAGAACGCAATTTCTGTTCACGTTGTGGCAAACGACTTGGGCAAAACGACTGGGATATTCATACTTGTTCATTGCCCGAACGGGAAATTTCAATATCAAAATCGTCTGTAAGTGAAGAAAATGTCCCGATAGGGAAATATTTATGGAGAAAAAGACAATGATTGCAGAAGTAATTACTATGGCAATTATTTTGTTTTTGGGAATCTGTATAGGAATAGGACTAATTGTTGCAATTGTTTATTTTGGAGAATGAAATGAAAGTAACGCTAGAGTTTGATGAACTAGATGAAGCAAAAGGCTATACACGCACATCAAGCATGGATAGCCCTAGCGGAGATTAGTGAACTATTACGATCACAACGTAAACACGATGTTCCTGAAGCACAAACATTGGTTTGTATTCAAGAAATCGTACAAGACGTTATGCCATATATTTATGAATAGTCCTCTTCGTCTTCTTCTTCTTCGTCTTCGTCTTCAGAGTCTTCTCCGAACTCGTACCAAGTATCATCTTCCTCATCATAATACCAACTAGTTCCGTCTTCGTCTGTGAAGACGAACTCGTCATCATAAACGCCCCAGTCATTTGCCTCTTGTTCGGCAATAAACTCTTGGATAAGAGCGATTTTGTTGAAATCATCAGTATCAATAGTTACTGTTTCATCCCAACCTAACTGAATAGTAATTTTATACATACAAATCCTTTTAAGAGACATTGATTATTTTCCCACGAAACTCAACCTGACCTTCATCCCACTTGTGAACTAACTCAGGCCATAGCAGTTTCCCATCTATAAATGACAGAATTGCGAAACCAGACCTATGATTTAAAGGGCTGTCTTCACCATACGAAAATTGAGGCCCATATGGTTCTGCAAGTGTACCCGTATCCACCCCAAATCGGTTGCCGCTGTAATCTGCGTAAGGCGTTACTTTTAAAGAATGTAGATGCCCTGTAACTATTGTTTTACCAGCGTTAACAGTATTATTATGCGTAGCGTGTATTCCGCCCTTGTATCTGTGCTTAATAACCACATCAGGAGTAGGCCAACAAGTCATGCAGAACTCCCACGTTGGAAAATGGTCTTCTAACTTAAACCCAAAGGTTTCTGCAAACTGAGGGACATTTGCCGCCAAACGTGCGTTAAAACGAGCATCATGGTTGCCCCATGTATATATTAAGCGACAGTTGTGTCTTGCCTTCTTAGCCTCTTCTTCAATTTCACCTAAAGCCGCTTGAGTTGCTTTTAGTTCTTCAATGATGGAAGGCTCTTTGGGGCCTATTCCAGAAGGCAAATGTCTGGATATGGTTGCACCATCTAACGCATCGCCATTACAGACCACAAATTGCGGCTTAAACTCTTTTATAGCCCATAAAAGACCATCAAATGCAGTGGTTCGTATGCCAGGCCAGAAATGTGCATCTGAAAACACAATACCAGTACCATTCAAAACGCCTAGTTGCTTGCGCTCAAACGCTGGAACTGTTGTTCTAGTTCTTTCTTTGGTGTCCAATGGTAGGCCATATTTAGCCTCTAATTTCACTCTACGCCTCTGAATGGTGCGTATATTGCCCCCTGTGATTTTTTGTATAGCAGTTGGAGATTGTGTTGTTTTCCACAATTCCAAAAACTCTTGGTCTGACAGATGGGGGACTTGAGGCATGATTACTCCAGTTTTAATCGCCAATAGAGAGTGTTTTCACACATCCAAGGATTGCGGGGATTGAACAACTTAAAGCCGCAAGATATAAGGGAATTAGACGATGCTGGGTTGTCATACGTACTTGTGACCAACCAGTTCATTTTGAGAGTTTTTGCTTGTCGGATTCTGACCCGAATAAACTTTTTCTGTAAGCCTTGTCCACGAAAACTAGGTATAACGCCACAGCGTATAAGACAAGCGCAATCAGACCACCAAGGACTATGAACAAGACCTGCGAAACCACAATCCACCCCATTCTCAACAGCAATCCACCAATATCCAGAATCAAACGGATATAACTTGTCATAAGGTAAACACTTTTTATGGAGGGCAGATAACCTATCGCGCACAGACGCAAGACGAGTGTCTACCCTATTTATTTTCATAAGGTGTATTGGACTTAAGAAATATGAACTATTTATGAATGTTTATATAACACTCATTATCTTGTCGTATTTAGCCTTACGTTCCGCATAACCTATCAAGCCACCATTGATCTTCTTTGTCATGCCTTCCAAATCACTCCTATCGGCAAACGATGCAAGATTGTTGGACTTCCAAAACCATCCTGCACTTCTTGCCGCATATATTGGCTCAAGCAATAAATCAGGGTTGCCAAGCAAATCAATATTAAGGCTTTGACCGCATCTTGCATAGTTGTCCTTACCAGTTAACTGCTTTAGACCTCTGCCACGATACTTCCAGCCATCACCAGATTCGGCAGTTCCGTTAGCCATACGATTGCTGTAAACAAGGTTGGCAATCAACTCAGGTTTACCCGCTATGGAGTTAGCCACAGCAGTAGGAATATTCTTACCCTTATCGTCCTTTTTAGGCTTTTTATCAGGGCCAAGGATAGCAAACCTGTTAGGCCAACAAGCCGCCAAAGTAGCCGCCTTATAGTTCAGATTCTCAGACAGCATGGTATAGCCACCTGATTCATGGCTTGTTTGAGCAAGAAAAGATGCAATACGCTGTGGGGTATTGATCTCGAACTCAACACAAGTCTCTACAACCGCATCAAGCCATTTATTAGGGTCTTTTACACCTGCCGCTACCAATAATGGGCTTTCTACTTTCATGGCTGTTGTTGCTCCTTCTGCTTCTGATCGACTGCCTCTTGACTCTTGTTGCTAGAACCATAGAAGAAACGAATCAAAGAGTTAACTGCTGTACCAATAAGAAAGCCAAGAATAATGTTGATGAAGTCTCTGTTGTGGTTGTCGATTGGTATAAAGGACACTAAGAAGAAATACAGAAACGAAACAACAGTCAAGAACCAAGCATAGTGTTGGGTAAACTTGCGGGTAGTTTCGTCTTTCATATACATATCCGTTGCTCTCTGAGTAGATTGTTCGTCAAGTTGAGCCATAAACTCAGAATGACGATTAGCCTCTTCTTGTAACTTTGCGTTGTATTCTGGAGTGGCCTCGCCTTGGGGTTTGAGTTCCATGCCTAGTTTCTCCTGTACGGCATCTACGCCCTTTTCAACCACTTGGTCAGCAACTTTGTGCATCCCGTTTTCTATGAGATTGGCAACAATCCCTGCAACTATTGGTAACATTATTTCTCCTTAAGTTCCTGTTTAAGTTTACGCAATTCAACAATCTCTTTCTTGAGTTGCGCCTTCATGTACAAAGTCTCCACATAAGCCATTGCGGTTGTGCCAACGACAACACTTAGCATTACGCCCATTAAAACCCACCAGACAAGACGCGCAGTTGCCACATTAGCCACCC